TTATATTCCCGAAAGCTTCTATCTATCAGGAAGAGCGCTTGATAGAATGTAATTTTGGCATATTTGAGTATAAGAATGATGATGGAAGTACCCGGAGGGAACTCCGATTACCAGAGCATGTCTTTGACGAAAAATCGTTGGAAAGTTACAAAGGCAAGCCAATTATCATCACACACGATGCTGGAGAGGTTGACAAGGAGAATGTTCGCAGAGAACAGATTGGAACAATTATGAGTAAGGGTTATCGAGACGGGGACAATGTCCGCTGCGAAATAATTATTCATGATACAAATGCTCTGAAAAACTGTGGTTTGAAGGAATTGTCACTTGGTTATAGCCTTGATACTGATGATACTCCCGGAGTATACGAGGGAGAGAATTATGATTGTATACAGAAAAATATTGAAATCAATCATCTTGCACTTGTTGGAGAGGCGAGGGCGGGAGAAAACGCCCGACTCAATATCGATGGTAAAGATGGTAATGAAAAAATTTTAAAAGGAGGAAGAGCAATCATGAACAAACCTAATTCAAAAGGTCGCAGAGCTGATGAGGGCACAGAACTTTCCCCAGAAGAAATGGAGGCTGCTATCGCATTGTTTAAAGCTCAGAAGGCGGCAAGTCAGGTGACTGGCGAAGAAACAGATGGAGAAGGACCGGAAGAATCCACAGCAACGGAGCCGGCAGAAGAAAAGAATCCTGTAGATCAGGTCAGAGAGAATATTGACCGCAGATATTCTGAAGGAGAAGGTATGGCGCCAGAGGACATTATTGCAGAGCAGAAAGCAGATCTCGATACTCTTCTTGCAGAGATTGACAAGCTGCAAGCTACCAGTGATATGAATGGTGACGAGGATGAAGTAACAGCTGCAGATGAAGGAGAGGATCGTGACGAAAAAAACAGCGATCCTGATAAAGGATGTGGTGAAGAAGATGAAAAGGAGAAGGGAGGAAATATGGATTCTGTAGACAGAATTATCCAGGATCGCTTGGACGTATGCCGTATGGCCGATAAGCTGCATTTGGATGGTGTTGAAAAACTCTCCGTAAGAGAAGGCAGAAAGCGTATCATTAAGGCAGTCAATCCGAAGATTAACCTTGATGGAAAGAGTGACAGCTACGTCAATGCGGCCTACGATATTGCAAAGCAGTCTTACGGCGAGAGAAAGAGTACAGATGATCAGCGTCAGAAAATGGTAACTGATAAGATTCGTCAGGATGCAAAAATGGAAAGTAATTCCAATTCTGCTCGCAAGAACATGATTTCAAGAATGACAGGAGGTAAAAAATAATGAGTATGGCTGCACAGACAAGTTATGGTTTTGGTTTCCCCAAAGGGGTAGCTGGTGGGCTTTTTGATTTATCGGCCCATGAAGTATTTACAAGACAGGCAGAGGGGGAATGGATTTCCTTTGGTATCGGCGTAGTCGTTGGCACGAATAAAGGTACCGATGTTGCCATTCCTACTTCCGAGGCAACTGCAGAAGATTTTGAAGGAGTTGTTGTTCATAATTCCGTCATGGTTGAGATGGATATGTCTAACAATGTGCGTATTGGCAACAAAAGAACCATTGGATGTCTGCACCATGGTAAGATCTGGGTAAAGACAGGAAAGAACGCTGCGCCGAAGTATAAGGAGAGAGTTTACCTGATTACAGACGGAGAAGAAGCTGGCCTGTTTACCACATCTGCAGATACAGCAACCAAGGTAGAAGTCAACGCTATTTTTCTTGGTGAAACAGACAATGGCATTGCAAATGCAGAATTCCTTCCCGGAGCTGTGCCTGCCGCAGAAAAAAGTGAATAGGAGGTATTTATCAATGAAAGATTTTAATATGGATGATTATAGCGCATTAAAGGGATCTACCCTTGTCAAGGGGCTGGCAGGAAGTGAACAGCTTCGTTTTGACAATGTTGAATCCGCAACTGTATTTTTTGCTCGTGAGCTGGACCAGGTCAAGACGAAGACCTATGACAAACAGTATCCGGAGCTTTCTGCGCTGGCATATTTTCCTATTACCTCTGAGGTAAACGAGGGAGCGGAAACTACTACCTACTACAGCTATGACATTACCGGTATGGCTGCAATCATCAATAACTATGCTACTGATCTTCCGAGAGTTGATGTACAGGGAGAATCCCATACTGCATCCATTAAATCCATTGGCGACAGCTATGGTTACAATGTGCAGGAAATGAGAGCATCACGTATGGCCGGAAAGTCTCTGGATGCCAGAAAGGGTGCAGCTGCCAGAAGAGCATCTGACTACATGGTTAACAAGATTGCTTTCGCCGGCGATAGGAAACACAACCTTATCGGCATTTTCTCTGAGGAGAATGATATTCCTCTCTACACTCTTTCCGAGGTAGAAATCGAAGGACAGAAATATACCGATTGGGAGCACAAGACAGCTGATCAGATTCTGGAGGATATCAACGGCATGCAGAAGTTCATCGATAAGATTACAATGTCTATCGAGAAGCCGGACACTCTGGCTCTCCCTGCATACATCTACATGGATCTGTCGACCAGAAGAATTCCGGATACGGAAACTACGGTTCTGAGTTTCATCAAGGAGCACGCTCCTTATTTGAAGAATTTTGAGAGCATGGCAGAGCTGCAGGACACAGCTGCCGATATCAATACAAGCGGTAAGAGTGTTGCCTTTATGTACACGAAGGATGCGGAGAAGTTCAGCCTGGAGATTCCACTCCCCTTCTATCAGTATCCTTTGCAGGTACAGAAACTAGAAACAGAGGTTCCTTGCGAGACCAGAACAGCAGGCCTCATCATCTACTATCCGTTGTCCATGTTGCTGGCATACGGAATTTAAGGAGGAAAAAGCATGGAGATTATTAACAAGTCAAGAAAAATTATTGGAATCAACGGAGAACCCCTTCTCCCTGGCGAAACCGTAAAGCTGCCGGATGGTGCTGAAAGCCATCCCGTTATTGCTGATTATCTGTCGAAAGGTATTGTTGCCGATGTGAAGAATGATATTACTGCGGCGGCTGGCGTTGGTATCAGCGATTTCGAAAGGGCTAAGATTGCAGAAGAGGCGATTGCCAAGTATAAGAAACAGCAGGAAGAGGCTGCGGCGGCAGAAGCAAAATCTGCACAGGAGACAAAAGAAGCCGAGATCAAAGCAGTTTGGGCCATGAAAAAGCATGAGCTTTTGACGAAAGCTGCCGGCATGGGCCTGGATGTAAAAGATGATGATAAAGTGGATGATCTGAAGGAGAAAATCATAGCCGCAATCAATCAGTAGGAGGTGGCTGCTATGGATGCTTTTGAAATCATTAGAAAGACAATGTCGGAGTTCAAAGAAGTTGACGATGACACAGTAAGGGTATTCATATCCCTTGCAGAGCCTCTTATCAGTAAAAAGAGATTCGGAAAACTGTATCAGCAAGCACTCGCGTATATGACGGCGCACAAAATGAAAATGTCAGATCTTGGAAAGAATAACGGCATAGGAACAATAGGGGACACCATTGGATTATCTTCCGTTTCGGAGGGTGAAACATCGGTGTCCTTTTCTAATAACCAGGCAGGAAACACAGCTACAGATGCAGAATTTGGTCTGACGGTGTATGGTATGCAGTATATCCAGCTCAGAAAGCGCTGCATTGTTCCTATTGTGTCAGCGGGAGTGAATCATGGCGGCTAATGTCCGGGACACAATCACTGCAGAGGGTAAAAAGTTTGAAAATCTGCTGAAAGAGCTGGGGCAGCTGGAAGTCAGAATTGGCATACAACAAGAAGAGACGAGCGAAGATGGAGTTGATTTGGTGGACATAGCCATGTTTAATGAGCTTGGTACCGAGCACATTCCATCAAGACCATTTCTTCGTGATAGCGTGGATGACAATTCGGATAAGATAAATACCTTTTTGCAGTCCATGAAGAAGGAACTTTTGACGGGCGTCTCTGTAGAAGATGTTTTAAAGAAAATAGGAGTGTTTCAAAAGGGGCTTGTTCAAGAAAAGATTACAGAAGGGAGTTTTGAGCCTAATGCCGAATCTACCATAAGAAAAAAAGGCTCCAGCAAACCACTGATTGATACCGGCAGAATGAGGCAGTCGGTGAATTATGTTGTGAAGAAAAAGGGCGGTGATGACTGATGAATTTTCTAAAAAGGCCATATCTGTTAAGGCGTTATTCTGAGCCCAAAATTGTTCGAGGGTATTCTTCTATACCTTACGATGATTTAACGTTTCCTATGGATATACAGACGTTGGAGGACGAAGTTATCACTACTCCGGAAGGAAGCAGATCAGTTCAAAGGCTGAAAGTATTCTGTGACAGCATCATACTGGTGGAGAATCAGGAAAAACAGCAGAAAGCAGACCGGGTATGGTTCCAGGGTAAGTGGTTTGAATGTAAGTCCAGTCGGCTTAGCGAGAATACACCGTTACGACATTGGACGGCTACATTTGTTGAGTGCCTGGATGCAGAACCTGGACCTAAGTCAGATGGTGGGGAAAGTGAGGACAGTAAAGATGAATCTGGAGGAAGTTAAAGACGCTCTGTATGATATTACTGCTATGTTCTTTTCCGGGGCTATGGTAATCTGGGCAGAGCAGATCAATACGAAGCCAAATCCGCCGTGTGTCACCCTGAAAATGGGAGGTATACAAAAAACAGCTTTTCCGATTGTTGATGAAGATGGCAGCAGGTATTATTCGTGCCGTACAACAGCAGAAGTAAATCTGTACACAAAGGGAAAGCCGGTTACTGTAGGAGAAAATGTGACCGGAAATTATGCCAACACAGCAACGTCTGATCTGATGGAATTTTTTAATTTTATCGAATCCGAAAATATTACGGACATAATGGCAGGAAAGGGCATCGAAGTGACATTGATTCCTCCGGTGAGGGATTTAACCTCGCTGCTGAATGACAGCAAGTACCGTTACAGGGCTATGGCAGAGGCTTCTGTCACATTTCCTATGGAAGCAGACGGTTCGTATGGAATTGGCGGTATGCCCAAGATTCCGAATTACAGTGGAGGCGGCACATCTGAAATGGCAGGGGCAGAAACTGACACTATAGAAGAAATAGAAATAATAGAAGGAGGTAACAACAGTTATGAGAAATAACACATTAGATGACATCATTAAATGCAATGTTGAAATTTCCAGTCCTGCATCTAATGATGAAGCGTTTGACAGCATTCTTTTAGTAGTTCCCGGTCCGGAAACATCCGGGAAACAGTCGATGGATACGGTTACTGTCATCTCCAAAGCAGATGAATTATTGGAGTATGGATTTACGGTAGAAGATACTGCTTATGTAGCAGCAACGATTGCATTTTCGCAGAGCCCTTCCCCGGCTGAATTATATATCTGTATCCGCAGAGAAACAGATGATGGAACGGACGAAGGGAAATCCTATGAAGATATAGCGGAAACGCTTGCAAGGGCAAGTACGGAAGCGGTTTTTTACGGAATCCATATCACGGAATTTAAAGATCCTGCTGATGTAACAGCGGCAATTTCTTGGACAGAAGCAAATGAAAAGATGTTTGCTTTCGAGTATGATGACTATTCCATGTGTCCGGTTAAGAATTTCTCATATTACCGCAGTTTTGGAATGTATGCAGGAAATGCAGATGGTTATGAAACAGATGAACAGCCGGCAGAAAATCAGTATGCGGCCTTGGCGTGGATGGCAAAGTGTTTCGGGTATGATCCCGGTACGGAAACCTGGCATCTGAAAGAACTTGCAACGATCGTTCCATCTATGCTCAGCACTTCTCAGAAGAAAAAGCTGGAAGAAGATCATATCAATACATTCCTCCGGTATGCAGGATGCAACTGCACAATTGGAGGCTACACGCTGGCAGGGGAGTGGATAGACGTAATCCGGTTCAGAGATTGGCTGAAGGCAGAAATGCAGACCAATGTGTTTAATGCTCTGAAAGTAAACCGTAAAGTCCCGTATACTGATGCCGGCATTGGTCTTATAGAGGGAAAAATGGAAGAAACTTTAAAAAAAGGACAGGATATCGGAGGCATTGCTCCAACAGAGTATGACAGGGATGACAATCCAATCGAAGGATTTACTGTTACAGTTCCAAAGTCTTCGGATCTTACGGAAGCAGAACGGAAATCAAGGAAACTGACAGGATGCCGCTATACAGCGAAACTGGCAGGGGCGATTCATGCCGTAGAGATCGAAGGATTTTTGACATTTTAAGAGAGGGGATAAGGTATGGGCAGAATGACAACATATAACCCAAGAAAAGTAACCTGTGCATTTGGAAATCATATCGTTTCCGGCTTTGCAGATGACAGTTTTATTACTGTGGAACCTGCAGGTGATGGAACGTCGTATGTGGTCGGTGCAGACGGAGAGGTTGCCAGAAGCATTGATCCGTCTAAAGTATTTAATGTTAAAATCGCACTGCTCCAAAATTCCAACAGCAATTCATATCTGCAGAATATGTATGATAAGGATGTAAAAGATGGAACAGGCACGTTTTCGGTCAATATCAATGATCTGCTTGGAGCAGAGAAATTCACCAGTGGGATTGCATGGGTGACCAAACCGGCATCATGGGCAAGAGGAAAACAGCAGGGAAACCGCGAGTGGGAGATCATTGCAGCAGAAGGAGTTTTTAAACAGTAGGAGGATAATTGTATATGGGACTTAGACAAATGGAGCCGACAGTAGAAAAAGTTGGCGGAATGAAATTTTATATCACACCGTTTCCTGCTTTTAAAGCAGCGAATCTTACCGGGGAGTTAGCTTCAGTGCTGGCTCCCCTTTTAGGTGTACTCGCACCTCTGGTAAACGATGGCAGTCTCATGGATGTGGATGTCGGCAAAGCAGCCGAAGCAATGGCAAACTGTACAGCTATTGATGGCGATAAGCTGGAGAAGTTGATGAAGAAGTTGCTCCTCGGCGGTCACATCACTGTTGAATTTACCAACGAAGAAGGAGAACCGGAAGGAGAAAAGCTGAATGAAGATTTGGCAAATGAGATTTTCTGCGGTGATGTGCAGGATATGTTCGCCTTATGCTTCCATGTCATCAAGTTGAATTTCAACGGTTTTTTCAAGAAGTTCGCCGCCCTATCTGGGAAAGCAGGGGCGGAAGGGGGCAAGACACCGAGAGTAGTCTTGTAAAATATGGCAAGTTCGACTACTCGCAATTTAGTGAGTTGGAACTCCGCTGCTACATTTTAATTAAGGCGAGAATGGCTTCTATGTATGAACTTAAAGAAGTCTACACCTTGGATGAAGCACTGAAGCTGTATGCCTTGTATGAAATGGAGCTGGATGTGGAAAAGGGGAAGGCTGACGAGATGGAAAGGAGGTAAAGTTTGACAATACGGGACATAGCGGTATCGTTTGGGTTTGAGGTTGACAGGAACAGTGAGAACCAGGCAAAAAACAGTATTCAAGGCATCAAAAACCTTGCTACGAAATTGCTCGGCGTTATCGGAATCGGTCTTTCTATTGCCGGCTTCAGTAATTTGGCAGAAACTGCTGCAGAAGCTGATGCTTTAAAGTCTCAGTTCACACAGGTTTTTGGCGAAATGGAAGCCGATGCCGCAAGCAAACTGGATGCAATAGCGGATGAAACCGGTGTTGTAGTAAACCGGATGAAAGGCAGCTTCACGAAGATAGCGGCTTTTTCGAAAACTACTGGCATGGAAGAAGCAGAAGCTTTAGATATTGCAAATCGGTCAATGAAAGCAGTAGCCGATTCTGCAGCTTTTTATGATAAGAGTATTGAAAATATGACAGAATCCCTCCAGTCTTTCCTAAAAGGTAATTTTGAAAATGATGCTGCTCTTGGTCTTTCGTGTACTGAGACAACTAGAAATACAGCTGCCAATTCCTTATATGGTAAATCATTTAAAGATTTGTCTGAAGCAGAGAAACAGTTTACTTTGCTGTCAATGGTGGAGGAAGCAAATAAGGCATCCGGTGCTTTGGGGCAGGCTGCGAGGGAGTCTGATACATGGACGAATCAGTTAGGAAACTTAAAGCAGTCCGTTACGGATCTGAAAGCTGTTGCAGGAAGCGCATTTCTTAAGCCGGCAGTACAGGTATTGAAAATCTTAAACGGCCTGGTGAAAAAGGCAACTGAAGCTATACAGAAAATGACTGGGGAAACCGGATTTTTAACATGCTCATTCGAGAGATTTCACGCTCTTGTTAAACGATTGCAGCCAGCGATAGACAGAATGATCCAGATACTCTACAGGGGAATATTGAAAGGCATTGAAGTAGTAAAAGGCGTAGTTGATAAGCTCGGTGGCCTTGAGAATGTACTGAGGATAGCTGCAATCGCCGCCGGCGCCTTTATAGCCGTAATGAGCGTTGCAAAAATTTTGAATATGATAAAATCTGTCGGAGGGCTGGCTGGAATAGTCAGTAAGCTGGCAAAGGTATTCAGCCTTGCAAATTTGAAAATACTGGCAATCATTGCTATTGTGGTGATTCTGGCACTTATAATTGAGGACTTCATCAATTTTATGATGGGGAATGACTCGGTTATCGGAACTCTCTTTGAGAAAGCCGGTATCAGTGCTGAAGATGCCAGGCAGATGATCGTCAATGCTTGGAACAAAGTTAAAGAATTTCTGCTCGGCGTATGGGATTTTATTAAGCAGGCGGCCTTAATGTGGGTGGATACCGTCAAAGGATTTTTTGAGCGGCATGGTGAAAGCATCCGGCAGAATTTTGAAAGAG